GAAGCCCAGGAACAAGTGGCACAGATGGAAGCACAAAATGTTTTGGACCAGTCAATGGCAGAACTCAAATCAACTTATTCGTTAAATGATAAGCAGGTCCAGGAAGTCTTGGATCACGCTATTAGGACACACGAACAGGATGGGAGACTGCTTACCCTGGAAGAAGCCTATAAGGTAATGAACTTTGACAAACCAAAGGAAGAAGTCAAAGCGAAACCAAAGCCATCTGTCCCAGTGAATGTACAGAAGAATGTTGGTGTCAAGAGTGATAAGCAGGACAAGATCACGAATTACGATGACATCGATGTTGTTTCTTTTTTTAACACATAAAATCAGAATAAAGGAGACATAATATGTCTAACATAGCAGTATCGGGAACTGGAAACGCTTCCCTATCAGCCCTTATTCAGCAGTATTATATGCCTGTTTTGTATGACCAAATTTTTAAAAAGAGTCATCCATTATTGGCATTGCTGAAACAAAAGGCAAAAACATTCAACGGTAGAGACATCGTTGTACCAGTCGAATATGCAGACGGTGGTGCGAGTGCCTGGGGAGACCAACACGGTCTTGGCAGTGCATACACACCAGCATTGGCTGACATTGCACAAACAGCATCTTTTAAACCTACAATGCTTACAGGTCATTTTCTTTTAACAAAGGAAGAGACATTGCTAATGAATAGCCCACAGGCTATTAAGAACATTGTTGGTGCTAAAGTCAAGAACCTTCAGAAAGGTTTGGAAAAGACTGTTGCACAGAATTTGTTTGCTACTACAGCAACTACTGATGCTTTTAATCCATTAGGAGTATTATTAAGTGAAACTGCTGGTACAGTTGGTGGAATTGCTTACGATGATTCTCCAGCAACAAACACCTGGTGGTCTACTCCTGTATTATCACAGGCTGATTTCTCTGGCGATACTGGAAACATTGCAGATGATTCTCCAGATGCAGGTGCTGGTGCTTACATAGCAAAATCTGATATGGTTGATTCTTCAAAAGATACTTATATCTTGAAGATATTGGCTCGTGGTGTTGCAAATGCTCGTGGATACACTGGTGAGAATCCAGATGTGATCGTATGCCCTCAAGAGATCTATGACCTCATTGAGAACGAACTCGATCCAAGAAAGACAGGTAGTAAAATGTCAGAGCGTATGGGTTCAATGGGTTTTACTGCATTGAATTTCAGAGGAATTGACATCGTTGCAGACCAGGATATGGTTTCACAGCAGGATGTTGCAGATGGATCGGCTGACCGATATGGTTACGATGGTCGCATCTATTTCTTGAATACGAACTATCTCTATATGTTCTTCAACTCTGGTGCAAAATTCACTGCATCTGATATGATTGAAGATACAAAGAGTAACACATTCGTTCAGAAAGTACACACATATGGGAATATGGTTGTTACCAACCGTAGGGCTCATTGTGTTGTAACAGGACTTGAATCCTCACCTACTTATGCACCTTACGGTTAATTGGTAGAGTAGCCTTACATCTTACAGCCCCTGGGTTTTCCTGGGGGCTGTATAGCCTGGAGAAACTATGACAACAGCAGAAATGAACACCATATTGGGAGATAGAATGGAAGATTCCGCAGGGGATCTTTTTTCTACTACCATTAAGGAACGATACTTGAATCGTGCCCAGGATAAAGTGATCCAGGCACTTAATCCACATTTATTAACTGACCTGCACGTTTTGGTAACTGGGATATCTATGGTTACCGATAACGATGTAGATACACACTTTAAAAGTTATTTTATCCCAACCCAGGCAGGAGCCCTGGCTTCAGATCCATTTGGTGGACCACTGGGAATATTAGGAATACGGATCAATGATAGCAATTTTATACGAAAAGTATCCTTTGATATGGTCAAAGATTTTTCAACAGGATATGTCTCATTCAATGGGACCGAACCTGTTTATTTTGTTTTTAAAGGTAGGATATACATTTACAATAATACAGCCAATGTGGATTGTTATTACATTAAGACTCCTGCTGTATTAGCATCATCTCCTGCATCAAACTGTGAATTGAACGCTATATTCCACGATGCGATCCTGGAGTTTGCAGAAGCAGAGTTATGGAGAACAGTGAACAACCAGGAACGAATGAATACAGCCCTGACCAGGGGATATGAATACATTGGTAGATACAATCAGAATCCAGCCACAAATGTGGTAGGGGAAGGTTTACCATTCGATTATTCCAGTAGTAATGCTCTTATTGATCCCATATATCCTAATTATCCTGTCGGTTAATGGCGAATTTCATAGACATAAAGGATTTTGATGGGGCACTCACCAATGCGGACATTGAGGACCTTCCAGATAACGTAGCCCAGGAGATCAAGAATCTCAAGATCCAGGCAGGGAAGTTAGAGAAAACTTTCGGTGCAGGAACACCATCTGGGATCCCAACAATAGGCATATCCTTCGTAAATACTACATTAGGCACTACTTATACTGTCTACAATGTTTACACCTTCATATCGGATAAATTTACTGGTAACTCTAATGAGTCAGGAGATGGCTATCGATACCTATTAGTAACGATCGGTACTGGCGATAATAAGACCAAATTATGGTGGTTCGATCCATCGCTACCAGATGTGACAGATCATTTACAGATAGAAGATAATATCGTATGGTTCAAAACAGCATCTGCCCACAGTATTGTAGAAGATGATTATGTACTGGTCCAGGATTGTAAGAATAACGCTTCGCCACAAGCCGAAATATCTGGTGCTGGTGTCTATGAACAGGCAGATCATATCCCATCTACGACCACTGTAGGTGTCAATACCGATAATGCAACAGGGTGGGGTGGTAACTTTTTTGATACATCGGTAGCATCGGGAGTATCAAATATATCTTTTGGTGGTAAGGTTCAAACACATCTCCAGGCTGTGGATAGCATCAACTATGGTAGCCCTTCAGAAGATGTGAGTTATTTATCAAAAATTGCCATTGCATCTATGAATGGGAAGGTTCTATCTCTTGCTATTGCAGTTGCTGATAGTGGTGATCAACAAGATATTGTCTCCTATAATGGGACATCGGTAGCAGACCTATCAGAGACCAACTATAATTCTTATAAGACAAAGAGCAATTTTAAAGTATGTAGTATGATCGGGTTCAACAATGCTGTGTATGTCCATTATTCCTATACCGATGGCAGTCCAACTGTGAATTATAATCCTGTTGCCAAGTATACATTATCGAGTGGTGGAGCAGTAGAAGAGAGTGTAGTAACTGCTAATTTAAGCACCAATGACTACACCGATAGGTCGTATATGCACATTGCTGGTGGGAATCTATATGTTTTAGTAGAGAACAATGGCCTATATAAGATCAATACTTCTGACAGCGTATCAACTGTAGCATTTACTGGTATATCTCCTGCATTGGATCTAACAAAATTGAAAGGGATCACATCGATCACACAGACCAATAGATTAACCTCTGCTGGTGCATCAAGTTTATCGGATGTTGCTCATAATTACCTTTTTGTTGCAGTAGAAATATCAGGTGGAAGATGTCAGTTATATGCACACGATCTTAATGATGGTAGTAATGCTAACTGGTATGCCCAGGGGACTGCATTTGATGCTTCTACTGTATTTGGACTTTCTTCGATGGACTTTAAGCAAAATAGCAATAGGTCACAAAGTGTGGTGATCCATTACGAAGATTCACCAGATCAATTTTTAAAATACACGACTCATAACGACACCACTGTAGTTAATGGGTATTCCAATGTATCATCTTCAACCTTTGGTACTTCAATAGCAGTGAACTTCATTGCATCTACCTATAACTCACCTTCAACCCAATATTTAGTAGTGGGGACTAACGATATACCAAGCCCTGCAAGTAATGGTTCATTATATCTTATCAATACAAGTTTAGCAGTATCAACGGTAAATGCACAGACCACAGGAGTAAAGGCAACCTGGAATCCAAGATGTTTTGCTGATTGTGTCACCGAAACACACGGTGGGCAGGATTTCTTTGAACACGCTAAAGGATATATCGCTGTATATGGAACAGAGTCTACAGGTGGATCACCTACAGCACCCAGTGCAGATATTTATAGAATGACCGACATAGGATGGTTAGCCAATACCTGGAATGGTTCTGGAGACTGTGATTACAGATGGATAGACCTGATGAGTTATTATGCTATTAAAGAGGTGGACACATCCAATGTATCTACCACGCCAGTCATTTACCATAAAAAGGATAGAAACCCTATTGTGGTCAGTGGGGATAATATCAGATTCCTTCCTGGTGCAGTGGGTAAGATCAGTAGCACCGAAGCCAAAGGGGTATGGATCGGACATATTGATCGGTCATTATTTAATGGTACAGTATCTGCTGTCGCAGATTGGTATGCTTACTCGAATAAACTGAATAATCCATTTTCATTTACCAGCAACACATCTTATAACACAGGTAAATCCTTACGACCAGGAAACAGCGTAAAATACAATTTGACAGCAGTCTATGATGGGATCCAGGAAAGTTTATTTGATAAATCAAAAGAATTGATCTTAAACGACACCAGTGTCAATAATAGCATCATTGAATTAAGTATTGAGTTTGATGCTGGTGCTTTAAACAAGCGTATCACAGGTTTGAATGTATACAGAGCCACAGAGTTTGCCAATACCACCAGTTTTGATGGGTATTCTAATTATCAACTCATAGGACATATGACCTTTGTGGATACCCAGGAAGCCATTCCATCTGTCTCTTCATCTGTTAATGCAAGGCTTCACGTTTGGCGTAAAGATCAGGTATTTTTAAAAAGCACTGATAATTTAACTGGCTACGATGGTGAATTTGCAGGTACAAATCGCTATGCTCTGGATGTAGATGGTGGCTGGGATGGTATCGATGCCACTACTGACTGGGCTGGTCCACCAGCAAATGGAACAGCAGATGAATTTCAATGGACCGTATATCACTCGCCATTGAGTAGACCTATGAACGCTTCACAAAGTTATATGGTTGTATCTGCTCTTGCAAAAGATAATACATTAGCAAATACTCATAAGTGTGAAATAGAAGATGAATCTGTGGTGGTTAATACAGTCTCAACCACATCACAATCTACAGGCTACACAGCAACCATAACTGGCAGTAGTTCCCCTTATACATTCACATTGAATACAGCAATGTATAATACTGCTGAATTTGCAGTAGGAGATGTCTTTCGTGTTGCCAATGCAGGATCTGGTACAACAGCATCAGGCATTGATTGGACCATAACAGAAGTAACAAACACTACAACAATTAAAGCATCTCCACCTTCTGGTACTGGCTATGCTGGTTCTGTTGATGCTATTAGATTAAAAACACCTGCCAGTGGTGTAATGGTCGGAATAGATCGTCACGGTCTTGGTAGCCCCTCTGCTACGGTGACCTGGCTTGATAATTCTACAAACTCAACTCCTGCAACTCACGATGTAAATAGCGGTATCTTTATTAGAGCCCAAAGTTTAGGAAGGTCTTATTCACAGGCTAATCTGGATAGTAATGCAAGTATGAGTGATTCTTATTTAGACAATGGCGTTATGATCGGTAGTGATTGGAAAATTGAGAGAAGAAGTGGTTTCTCATATTCAACATCTGTATCATCTACATTAGGTGGTGCATATGGTGGACCAAGAATTGGATTTTTATACTTTAAAAACCCAGATGATATAACAGGTACATTAGGGAGTGACACAACAGGAAACTTACTGACAGCAGGATCTTACGCTGGTTCTATTATGCTTTTACAGGGGGATGAATCTTTTGAAATAGAAAATAACAGTGCTTATGAACCAACATTAGGTGGCTGTTGGGTAAAACTAAATGAAAAACACGATACTTTTGGTGTAGGTAATGACACTTTTGATGAAAGAGATGCTGGTCATATTCAAGATAATGTAAGAGTGATCAGTGGATTTAAGCAAACCAATGCACAAGGAGCAACCACTCCTGGAATGGCATTTGAAGTTACATCAGGAACTAATGTTCGTGTAGTGTGCCAGGATTATAGATTAGAGGATCTGGGTGAGACCGATGTACAGACAGTATACTCCAACAGGGTCAATGCTCAACACGCTGTCAAATTAAAAGGCAGAATGTTCCTGGGGGACTTATACCTGAATCCAGAAGATAAGCAGGAAGAAAGACCTGACTGGATCGCTTATAGTGAACTGAATCAATACGATGTACGACCAGTGTCTAATGTAGTTACTTTGGATGATAGGGAAGGTGGGGCAGTTACTGG